ATTTGACTCTTAAAGAAAAAATAGATGCGGAATTAATCACATTATCTAACAGAGAAAAATATGATGAAGAAACAAAGCAAATAATACCTAAAACTATACAAGAACTTATTGAGGATGGAATTACAACTTTACAAGAATATAAAGATATAAAATATCAAGAGATATCCCACTCTTATAATCAAGAATTCATATCAGGATATTTTCATTCAGAAGTTTTAGGAATAGATATAGACTATAGAAGAAATACAACTAAGAATGATTTACAGAATATAGAAGTTCTAATTGAAGTTATGACTGATGAGAATATAACTGAAACAGAATTCAAAGGATATCAAAAACAAAAAACAATAGCGACACTTTCACAAATAAAAGCAATGAGGAAAGAAATGCTTTTATATAGCACCACTCTTTATGGTAAAAAGGAATCACTAGAAAATGCTATTACTAATGCTCAAACAGTAGAAGTTCTTAATTCAATTACATGGTAAGAAGGTAATATATGGGAAGTACAAATTATGGTACACAGACAATAACTTTTAGATATAATCAAGCACTTATATCTTCTGATTTAGGAAAACTACTTTATAATATTACTAAACCAGGAATATATGATGGTGGTAATCTTACAATAAATTCTGGAAATAATGTTAATATAGCACCTCTTGATTTATTGGTAGAAACATCAGCACTACAAATGATGCATGTAAAAACTACAACAAACATAGTATTTCCTATTACTGAATCTACTCCATATATAACGTGTCAATTTACATGGGTAGATTCTACAACTAATTATATGGATTTTACTGCTAAAGCCGTAGGGGACTTACTTACTTCTGATGTAGTTGTTGGTATGGGAGTATATGTAGCAAGTACTTTAACTTCATTTTCTTATACATCTAAAACATGGGGTACATTTGATAGAAGTGGTAATATGAGAAGTACAAATGTTATTGCTGCTACAGATGTTACTATTTTAGGAGCTAATGGATTATATAATAGTACTAAAGCACTTACAACATATGGTAATACCACAGTAGCAAAAACAGCTAATTATGTTATGTTAGATAATGATGGATATTCAAGAATTGAGTGTGACACAACTTCTAATGCAATTACTATTACGCTTCCTGCTGTAGCAACAAATAGAGGTAGACGCATAGAAATTGCCTTGGTTAAAAATGATGCTTCTTTGGATAAGGTAATTATTAAAGGAGCAGCAGGGTCTATAATGTCTGAAGATTTACTTGCTGAAATTTGGCTTACGAAAGTTGGAGATTTTATTTGCGTACAAGAATCGGCAACAAGCGGTGCTTGGAATATAGTAAATGAAAGAATTACAAGTCAGTTGAAATTAAACACATATGCTGGCTATGGATCAACAGATAATAAAATTATGCGATTTACGAATGTTGTAACAAATTTTGGAAATATGTTTTCAGAAAATCATGTTTCTGGATATACGGCAAATGCCAAAGGGCTAGAAATTACCATAAATCGATCAGGGAGATATGCTATTTCTTTTTCAGCTCAAGGAGGAGCTGCGACAAATAATGGATTAAGTCTAAATTCAACAGAACTAACGACTTCATTAGAGACTATCACGGTGACAGATAGACTCGTAATTACTGTGGCATCATCCGCCTGTGGTTCAATAACAGTAAATATGTTTTTTAAAAAAAATGATATAATTAGACCCCATACTGCTGGAGCTAGTCCAGCTTCAAATAATGCGCTAACTCATTTCAGCATAGAATATATAGGAAACTAAAGGGATAAAAAAAATGAAAAGATATATAAAAACAAACAATGAAAATTTTATAACAGATATTTTTCATGAACATCAAAAAGAAAAATTTGATGGAAGCGAAATATTTTTAGACGAAGTAGAAAAGCAATCTGTTTGGATAGATGGAAAAGTAATTTTTGATGAAACTAACAATCCAATATTCAAACTAATATCTAATAAACCCATCTTACAACCAGAAAATATTTTATATACTGAATATAAACAAAAAAAAATAGACAATAAAAAATTACAAGATGCTAAAGATTATCTATTTGAAACTGATCATAAAATTATAAAACAAATAGAACTTGGAGAAGCTTGTCCGCCAGATGTTTTAAACAAACGGCAAGCAGCTAGAACAACAATTTCAGAGATAGAAGGAACTGATAAAAAAAAGCTAAAATAAAAATAATCTTAGTTTAAAAAAAGTTTAAAAAAAGTTTAAGAGAATAATAATTTAAAAAAATGTCAATATCTAAATATGAATTTGAAATGCTCTCAACTCCTAGTTGTATCAATTTTTATAAAGAAGATTATAAAGATGGAGATAAATTAGGTACACCTATTAGAAATTGGTCAAAGATTCTTTTTAAAGATTCTTTATTTGATTTCTTTCCGTACAGTGAAATATATTTTAAAGATTCTGCTGGTCAAATAGTTGATAGTGTTTATTTTGTAGAAGGTCTTGAATTTCATTGTAAATTAGGTTTTCAAGAAGAAACAGTAAAAGATAAAGATGATAATGATAAAAAAATTGGTGGATATCTAGAACATGATTATATTTGGTCTGCTTTTGAAATAAACAATATTACATTTGCCCAATCAATATCTGGTGATAATATGTTTATGATGGTATCTAAACATTTTTATAATGATTATCCACAATCTAGAACTTTTAATCATGAAAGTTCTACAACTAAACAAACAATAAGTAATATACTTATCAATACGATATTACCTGCTTGGGGAATAGATAAAAATAAATTTAGAGGTGGAGAAAAAGGTAAAGAAATAAATTCTATTACTGATACTACTGGTACGCCATATTTAAATCAAAATAATATATCTAATAAATTATTTGTTTCTAAATTAGCAGAATATGCATATAGTCAAAATAATAAAGCATCTGGGTTTTATACATTCATAAATTGCAACGGTGAATTTTATTTTATGACTATTCAAGGTATGTTAAATCAACCCCCTGTTAGAAAATATAAAATAGATTTACATCAAGATATGATGACAGATGAATATTATATTAAAGATTATCGAGTATTAAATGGTGGAGTTCCAGTTAATTTTGAAAATTATAAAAGAAAAATATATAGATATAAAGCAGATGGAACGAATATCGCAGAAACAAAAAATATTCAAACTTATGCAAATGAATCTGAATTAGATACAGCAACTCAACTTCTTATTAGAAAACAATATATACCAACTGTAAATAGTAAAGTAACATATGGTGGAATACAAGAAGAAGAAAATGGATTAGAATTTTATCAAGGTTTTGTAAATTATTTTTATAGAGATACACTTTTATGTTATAGAATGGTAATTGTAGTTGATTTTTATGCTGGACTAGTATCAGGAAAAACTATAGAAATAGAAGTAGAAAAACAAACTAAAACAAATGAAATAGCTGGAGAGTTTTCTGGTAAATGGTTAATATGTGAATCAATACATATCATGGATAAAAATGGTATTCCTTATTCACAACTTACAATAAGTAAACCTCAAATAAAAATAGATCAATCCCATCCATTTAAAAAAGATTTTACTCCATGAACAAAAAAACAATACTCCTTGTTGAAGATGAAATTATTATAGCAATAACAACTAAAATAATTCTTGAAAATTATGGGTATATTGTTATTATTGTTAATACTGGAGAAGACGCAATAAAAACTATAAAAAATATACCTAATATTCAACTTCTTCTTATAGATATTGATTTAGGAAAAGGACTAAATGGTATTGAAACTGCAGAAATAATTTTAAAAAATTATGACATTCCAATAATTTTTCGTTCAAGTCATATAGAACAGGATATTATAGAAAAGATTAAAAATATAAAAAAAATAACTTCATATAGTTATATAACAAAAAATTCAAATAATGTCGATCTTGACATCTCAATAAAAATGGCATTTAAATTATTGTAAACAAATCATATTTTATGTTGATGTTTATGTTTAGAAATTAAAAAAATAGATTTTATAAAAAGTTCTATTTTTTTTTGAATCTTTTTTCTCATATATCTATTAAATGATTGTCTAAGTAATTCAATTTCTTGTACTATAATTTCTTTAGGTGCATGAAATTCAATTAATTGCAAAAATCTTTTTTTTCTTCTATTTATTAAATAATTATAGTAGAAATTTTTTTCTCTTCTTATATAATGCTTAATAGTCTTGATGAACATTCTTCTGATACCTCCTTTGATAAAATTTTTTCAATAGAATATTTTTTAAATTTTTCAAGTATTGTTGCTTTTTCAAATTCTTGTTTAAAAGAACTTTCTGTATTTTCTGTTCTTAATAGTTTAATACCAGCTTCTCTTATATAATAATCTTTATATTTTTCGTATACTAATTTTTTATTTGGTACATTTATAATATTAAGTATATTATTTTTATTTGATGGTTCTTCTCCATAATTAATAGTTTCATATTGAAAATAAATTGGAACTTTAATAATTTCTATTTGTTTATTATTTATTTTAAATATCTTATGATTTTGATCTTCTAAGTGTCGAGTGCTTACTGGAATACCTACGATATGATGTTGATTATTATAATTATCAATAAAAGAAGATTGTAGATGATGATGGCCATGAAAAAAACATCCTTTTAAATTTGGAAAAGATACGCCTTCATCTGCAAATTGAGTTTCTTGTGGCATTAAATGAGTAAAAATAAAATCAAAATTACCTTCTAAATCTTGATATGTTTTATAATCATATTTAAAAGGAAGCATAAGACAATTCATATTATCTATAATAACAGATGTTGCATCTTCATAAACAAATACATTATCTATTAATTGAAATGCAGATAAAGCACTCCCTTTGTTTTTTGATAGATCATGATTGCCCTCTAATATATGAGTTATATTTTTTCTTTTCAAAAGAAATTCTTTAAAAATTTTATAAACTGACCAAACTGGAGTTGAATTATCAAAAATATCACCTAACAAAATTAATTCTTCATTACAATAATTATCATTTAACCAATTTAAAAATTGTTTAGTTGATTTTAAAAAAGGTTCTTTATTTTTTAAATGTAAATCAGAACAACAAATCATAGTTTATTTTCCTCATATGCCTTATATTTATTAATTAGTTTATCTATAACAGGAACAAGACCGCTTAT